CTTTAAGCCAATAAATTCATAAATTTAGCTTATTAACTATAAAACCTGTTGACAATCCATAAACGCTAAGTATTATTGTATTAGATTAATTAAGTTTTTGGGCGGTTTACCCTGAAGGGTATTTTCTCAAAGGGTTTTATAAAAATTATAGTCTGATCAGGAAAGATCAGGAAGGGGGGCTGGAAAGCCATGAAGTATAAAACCATTACGGACGATTCAGGAAAAGTAATTGGAATAGCCATGGATGAAAAAGGCAATCCGATTGTATTACTGGAAGGTAAAGGGGATAACGGGGCTGATAAGGAAATAGGCCTGGATGCAATTCACTTGTATTCGAAAGTTCCCGCCTTACAGGATGAAGCTAAGGGCCATCGGGTAGCCAAGGAAGGGTTACAGGCCTTAATCGATATAGCCAAGGAAGCCGGGGTTAATACGGAAGATCCGGCGGAATTTAAATCCTGGATTGAAGCGGCTAATACATCGATTGAAACCGTTAAGAACTTTGATGATAAGAAGCTGGTAGCGGCCAAGGATGTAGAAGCCATTAAAAAAAGCGCTACTGAAGCCTTGGAAAAGCAACTGGCGGAACAGGCTAACGGCCATGATAAACAGCTTAATAAAGCTAAAGAAACTATTGAAGGCCTTCAAGGTGCCATGTTTGATTTGATGGTTTCTGATAAATTCAGTTCTTCTAAGTTTGTTTCTGAAAAGCTGAATATACCGGCCAAGGTAGCCAGGGCTTATTTCGGTAATAACTTCAAAGTTGAAAAGAACGATAGCGGCGGATACCATGTAGTTCCGTATATGAACGGTGAAAAGCTTTTTTCTGAAGAACGTCTTGGGGAAGTACCTGAATTTGATGAAGCCATTGGCCTTATGGTAGCTAAAGATCCTGATAGGGATTCATTGCTGGTAGGTTCCGGCGGCGGCGGTTCTGGCGCTGGCGGGGGCCAAGGCGGCGGGGGCCAAGGTGGCGGGGAAGCCAATCCTTGGGTTCAAGGCCCAAATTATAATTTAACTAAACAAGGTGAAATTCATTCTTCAGATCCGACTACCGCCAGAAGGATGATGGAAGAAGCAAAAGTTATAAATGCTAATGCGGATGCTTAATCCATCATAATCAGTTAAGCGGGTAGGATCTGAACCATAGATAAAAACCTTAAAATCAACTAAACTAAATTTATTTAACAGGAGGTTATTATGCCAGGTCAAGGCCCTACTCGCGTAGCTGATATTTTAGTTCCCGCTGTTTGGATTCCTTATGTTGAGGAAAGAACCACTTATACAAGCCGTTTAGTTCGTTCCGGTATCGTAGTTCCTGATACTAAACTGGATGCGCTGGCCGCTGCTGGCGGTAAACTTATTAACATGCCTTTTTTCCAGGATCTAACCGGGGATGATGAAGTCCTTGGAAGTGGTACTGGTGCCACTGATTCCAGCCTTACCCCGGATAATGTCGATACGGATAAGGATATAGCCGTTCTTCATATGCGCGGGAAAGCCTGGGGCGTGGAAGATATGGCTGCCGCTTTATCCGGCGCTGATCCTATGCGGGCCATCGGTAACATGGTGGCGGATTTCTGGAACCGCAAAGAACAGGCCGTTTTGATTGCTTCCCTTACCGGGGCCTTTAGCGATAATGCCGCTAATGATTCCGGCGATTTGATCAATGATGTTTCGGTAGGCGGGGCTTCTACCGCTGCTACGGCTAACTTGATTTCCGGTGATGTCGTAATCGATGCCATGACAAAATTGGGGGATATGTCGAATCAGCTAACCGCTATGGCTATGCATTCTGTTCCGTTTAGCCGCCTTCAGAAAAACAATCTGATTGATTATGTTGAAGAATCTGAAGCCCTGGTTAAGATTCCGTATTACATGGGAAAAGAGGTAATAGTGGATGATACTTGCCCGGTGGTTACCGGCGGAACATCCAGTAAGTATACTACCTATCTGTTTGGCCGTGGTGCTGTAGGCCGTGGAAATGGGGCGGCCCCGGTTCCGGTTGAAACGGATCGGAATTCCCTGGCGGGTTATGATCTGCTGATCCATCGGCGTCATTTCTTGCTACATCCAAGAGGTATCAAGTTTGCTTCTGGTTCTGTTGCTGGTCAAAGTCCTACCAATGCAGAATGTAAGCTGGCTACCAATTGGGATCGCGTATACCAGAAGAAAAACATCCGGATGGTGAAAATAGTAACTAACGGATAATCTGGATAATCGGCGGTAATCGGTTATCAATTACCCCTCTATATAAAGGGCCAAGCCTTCCGGGGCCTGGCCCTTTTATTTTGTTTCTTGTTAATATCTGAATATACTAATCAAAGGAAGGTAAATATGGGCGCTGCAACATTTATGATGTATAATAGGCAAAAAGCCCGCCAGGCCGCTTTAAGGGCTAAACAGGCTAAGCTAAAAGCTGATAAGGCGGTAAGCAAGGAAGATAAGGTTAAAGCTGCTGCTGATGCGAATCAGGCTGCTATAGAAGCTGAATTTTTGGCGGAAGAAGCTACCAGGTTTGGCGGCGGGAATAAACCTAAGAAGGATGAACCGCCTTCAGAAGTAACGGATAAAACCGTTCATTTCCAGAATGAAACAGCCCTGGATCTGGATGGGGATGGTAAGGCGGATGTAATTGTTAAGCCGGTGAAAAAATAATAATACAAAAACGCTTAAAATTTCCGAATAGGGGGTTAAGATAATGGCGTTAATAATTGAAGATGGTTCCGGGGTTGATGGGGCCAATACATTCTTTTCCGCTGCTTCTGCTGGATCTTATCTAAATGGAAGATCGGCTACATGGACTGCCGCTTCTTCAGAAGCACAAGAAACAGCCTTATTTGTAGCTGGCCAGTATCTTAATTCCCTTAGATGGAAGGGTAAGAAGCGGGATCGGGATTTTACAATGTCTTGGCCAAGGGTAGAAGTATATGATAATGATGATTATTTATGGGATTATGCTACTATTCCCCAAGATGTTAAATATGCCCAAGCTGAAGCCGCTGTATTCGATCTGGATGGATACGATCTGTTTTCCATTATCAAGCAAGGGGATAAACTGAAGCGGAAGAAGATTGATGTTATTGAAAAAGAATGGTTTGGATCTGCTTATTCTACTAAGGGAACCATAACCGGGGCTACTTATTTTGGTATCATTAACGGATTAATAGGAAAGTTCCTGATAACAAGCGGAACTATAAGAAGGGCTTAAAACATGGCTACTGATTGGGCTGCTGAACAATTAGATGCTTATAACGATATCAAGGAAGAAGGCGTAGCTATTCGAATAGTCAAGACTACGGCCGGAACCTATCATCCTGTTACTGATGCTGTATCAGGCGGCGGAACTACTGGTTACGCTACCTATGCAATCAATATTAAATTCAGGGATGCTTATGATGAAAATGCTCATTATATTAGATCTTGGCAGACACAAGTTAAGAAGGCGGATCGGCTGCTTCTGATCCCGGCCTATAGTTTGCCTGATATTTCTAATGCTGGAAGCCTGGATGATTATGAAATCCAATACGGGGGTTATAATAATCTGTTATTGGCTGCTGAATCGATTGAACCTGGCGGGGTTCCTGTTTTATTTAGAACAGCATTGAAGCGGAAGGCTAAACTGTAATGGCTGATCTTAAGAATGCCCCGATCATAGATAGTATTCAAACTAATGCTTCTGATTTTGCTGCCGAAATGCGGCGGCTTGGTGATTTTGTGGATCTGAATTATGAAGCCATTGTTTCTAAAACTGTTATTGATCTGTTCCGGGCTATTATTCGTAGAACCCCGGTAGATACCGGGCGGGCAAGGGCTAATTGGTTTCTTGGCTATGATCCTGATGATGCTATTGGGGAACATGATTGGACTGATGCTATTGAATTTGGTTATGATCCTAATAAAGGCGTTACTATCTGGATCTATAATAATCTGGAATACATCATTCCGCTGGAAGAAGGCTGGTCTGATCAGGCCCCCCAAGGAATGGTATCAAGAAGCCTTATTGAATTTAACCAGTTCCTTCAGGCCGCTATCCGGGGGTTATCATCGATAGCTGAACCTACTTATTAAATGCATGTTTATCGGTGTAGATGCGGCTATTATGAAGAAACCTGTTTGCCATATAGCAAAATTCAGATATCATGTAAGAAATGCGGTAAGGAAATGAAGCGGCTTACCGGGAAAGCTTACTGGAAATTTTATAAATTAGGAAATTATAAAAATGGCTAATCTAAGCCCGGTAGAAGTTAGGGATACAATCATAGGGTTGATCGAATCAAACTATTCAAGATCAGCCGTAGCTTGGCCTAATCGGAAATTTAATCCTGATACGGAATCTACGGCCGGGTTTTGGGTTAAGCCTAATATCCTAATGGGTAGATCCAGGGAAGGGGAAGTAGGGCTTGAAGGGCTATCTTTTAGAACAGGGATTTTGAAGATACAGGTTTTTGGCCCTAAGAATTCAAATAGCCGGGAAGCTTGGGTATGTGCCGGATCTATTGAATCAATATTTAGGCGGGCTGTTAATACCTGTATAGTATTCGGGGAACCTAATACCAATGAAGTAGGGGCCGGGGATCGGCATTATCAATTAGTGGTAGATATACCATTTGAAGCGTTAACTGAATAAACCATAAGGGGGCCGGGAACTATGGGAAAACTACAAAAGAAACAGATAGCAAAAAATCGAAATAGAAAACTTGCTGAAAAGCGGGCAGCCAGGAAGCTTAAGAAAACTGATGTAACTAAGGCTGTTAGATCACTGAATGAACCCGATAAATTTTATGATAAAATTGAAATTACGGGCTGTATGATTATTAAAAATGAAATCGATAACATTCAAAGGTGCTTGGATTCGATTACCTGGCTGGATGATATCGTTATAGTGGATACGGGATCTACGGATGGTACTATTGAATTGATTCGGGAAAAATATCCCCATATACGGCTATATGAAGATCCATGGCGGGGAAGCTTTTCATATAGCCGAAACGTGGCTATAAGCCATGTAAAAACTAACTGGTTATTGATTATTGATGCTGATGAAGAATGGGTATGGCTACCAGGCGCTAATCTTGAAGGTTTTAAAGATTCACTTATGAAGTTCCCCTACAATAAAATAGGGGCTGTTAAATTAGAACTGGAAGATATGGTTCAGGGTAGAATAGCCGCAACGTTCAAACCTGTTCGATTTTTTACAAAAGAATCCGGGATTAAATATAAGTCTACCGTTCATAATGAACCTGTTTTTGCTGGCCAAGTAGCTTTAAGCGGCGGGGTAAAATTGCTGCATTATGGTTATGATGTTCCTACTGAAAAGGCAAAAGTGAAGGTTGATAGAACGGCTGGACTGTTGCTTACCAGGCTTGAAAAGAATCCTGATGATCATGAAGCCATTTTTTATCTAACTAATATTTATTCGGCTTATTTGAGTTATCAAAATCAGGAAAAAACTATGGAATGGGCTGAACGCTATTTTAAGGTATTGCCTAAAATCCCGGCCGGTAAAGTAAGGCGTAATATTTTTTATTCAGCGGCGGAAACAGCCAGGCGGCTTAAGGATTATGAAGCCGCTGAAAGATGGGTTCTGGAAGGGAAGAAGCGGTATGGTAAAGATCTGGATCTGAATTATTCTATGATGGTTTTGGGGATCAACTTGGAAAAGCCTGAATACATCATTGAAGGGGCCAGTACTTACATCCAGAAGTATCAAGCCATGGAAGCTAATCCGCTGGTTCAATCTGCTGGCTTTGTTTTTACTAAGAATCCGGATAACCTGTTAAACTGCTTTCATAAGCTTGGTATGATAAGAATCCAGGAAGGATTAAATCATATTAGGGTTATGGATAGCCTACTGGATCAGATGCCAGGCGGTAAGGGTAAGATGGCTATACTGAAAAGCCTGATGAAAGAATTGAAGATATTGAAGCTGGAAAGCTTCATACCAGAATTACAATCAGATAAAATAATCAAATAAACAAACCTTAAGGGGGTTTATTATGGGATGCGAATCAATAGGAATCAGCCGTAAACAGGTTGTTTTTGCGGTTAAAGAAACTACATGCGGTACTTTAAAGTTCCCGGCGGCCATCGATTTTATTAGGCCCGCTGGCCTGGCAATCATCAATCAGATCCCGGAATTTGTTCCTTCTGAAGAATTGCGGAATACCCTGGATATCCTGGATGAATTTCAAAATCAGGTTCCGCCTGGGGATTGGTCTGTTAATATGTATGTAAGGCCCGCTACTACATTGGGCGGAACCCCCCAAGGGGATGCCCTATATCAATCCTGGCAAGGGCTTCTAAATCCAACTACGGCCGCCAGCCTGGCGGATGCAATAACGGCCGCTGCTACTCAAGTTCCATTTAATGGAATGACCGGCGGAATTATGCCTTACCGTGGCGTAGTTACTATCGGGGCCGAAAAGATTTACTATACCGGCATATCCAGGGCTTCCAGAACTGCTACAGCCGGAACCCTGCTGAACTGTACCAGGGGATATATGGCTACTTCTGCTACAGCGGCTACCGATAACGCTAATCTAAACCTAAGTTCAAGGGTTTATCGCCAGGCTGTTGAAAGCCCTTCTTTCAGTCTATGGATTAAAACCGATCATTTCCTTCAAGGCCTTGCTGGCTGTACTGTTAATAATGCGGTTCTTGGTGTTAACAATGAAGGGGCCGTTACCATTAATATGTCAGGCCAGGGAATGAAGATGGTTTTTGCGGGTAAGTCGGCTGTAGGCGTGGCTGGCGCTACTAATGGGGCTACCCAAATCCCGGTTGATGATGCAGATCTGTATTCGGTGGATGCCAGGATTTATAATTCCACTGATGGGGATGCTAATGGCGGCCAGGGCTATACTATATCCAGGGTGGATACAACCAATAATATCATAGTGGTTTCTACTGGTATTTCTAATGGATGGTATGATAATGAGGTTATTGAAGGCTATCTTCCTTCCGCTACCGTCATAGGGGAACCGATTGAATCCCGCTATACCAATATCTATCTGGATTCAGTGGCGGCCAAGTTCAGAACTACGGATTTTACCTTTGATGTTCCTAAGCAGTATATCATCGATGAAGTAGGGGTTGATTACCCGGAAAACTTTGTTGAGGATATGCGAAATATTACATCCGCCTTGAACCTGTATTTCCGGGCGGAAGATGCTAAGTATTTTACCCTTGGCCTGAATTCGTATGAAATACCTATAGCCCTGAAGTTTGGCCAGGCCGCTACCGCTACTGATTACAGGGGAATGGAAGTATACTTTCCAAGAACCAAGGTTAAAACCCCGGAAATAAGCGGGGATGGCCCTACCCTGGCGCTAAGTATGGGGCTTACCGCTTTAGGTACTGTAGGGGAAGATTCGGCCGAAATTATATTTAACTAAGCCATCATATACCCGGCCATGATGGCTTACGGGTAGGGGCTGAATCCCGGCGGCCCCTACCCCTTTTAACTACCGGGGTTTACTCTAAAGGGGGGTAACCATGCCATTAAAGTTCAAAGAAGAAACTGTTACTTATACATTTACTTGGGATAAAGGCGGCCCGGAAGAATGTGTTTTTACTATACGCCAGCCAAGCCCAAGGGATTACGCTAAACTTATCAACCAAAATACTAAGCATGAATGGGATGCACCTACCGGAATTCCAAAACGGAAACGGGAAGCCTTGCTGAAGCGGTATGAAAAGCTGGATGAAGAAGGCTTTATGGATGATAAGGTAGATTTCCTGATTGTAGCTTGGGGCCTGGTAGATGATGATGGAAAAGCGGTTCCCTGTACCAGGGAAAATAAAATTGCTTTTGATAAAGCCCGTTCTGATGTAACTACCTGGCTTTTTGAACAGTTAGATGAACAGGCTGAAGGCGAAAAGGAACAGGGGGATAGGGAAGAAAAAAACTAATAGCCTATCTGGAATACCTAAAGGGGGATAATGTTTCTTGTGAAGCCTGTTTTGCTACATGGGATGAAAATCCCCCTTGTGATGAATGCCCTAAGCCGGATGATCTTGAAGGGTTTAATCTAAATTGTTTTACAGCTTGGCAACATTTATCTAACCGGGATCGGCCGCCAGGCCAGGGGGATTTAAGGCCAATACCTAATAAAGCTATAGCTGATATATGTGAAGTATATGGCTTAACTATCCAAGCTTTTGAACGGATTGGCCTTATAGAAGAAACCCTATTTGATTGGCTGGCTGAAAATTACAGAAAACAATTAACGGAAGGTGAAGAAGATGGCGGGCTTAAGGATTCCGGTAGAAACAAAAGATGGCGTAAGAAACCTGGATAAGCTTTCTAAAGGATTTAAAAAAGCTGGCGCTTCCGCTGTTAAATCTGAATCCAGGATGAAGGGGTTCAAATCTGCTACCCTGAAATTTTTAGGCCCCATTGGCAAATTAGCCGGGGGCCTTGCTTCTGTTAAAACCATGTTAGTAGGATTGGCCGGGGCTGCTGGTATAGGCCTGGTATCTAAATCTTTCCTAAATGCTGCTACAACTACTGAAGGCTTCAATTTACGGCTTCAAACCTTATTGGGTTCTGCTGCTGCTGGTAATCAGATGTTCCGGGATATGGCGGAATTTGCCGGTAAAGTTCCATTTGAATTTGAAAAAATCATGGAATCTGCAACTACCTTGGCCGGTATTATGGAACCTAAAGAGATAAAAGAATGGATGCCTGTAGTAGCTGATTTAGCCGCTGCTACTGGTATTTCAATTGAAGAAACTACCGGCCAGATTCAAAGGATGCTTTCCGCTGGCGCTGCTTCTGCTGATCTATTCAGGGATCGGGGGGTTCTGGCTATGTTAGGGTTTCAAGCCGGGGTTTCTTATTCTGCTGAAGAAACTAAACAGATGCTAATGCAAGCTTGGGAAGAACCTACTTCTAAGTTTGCCGGGGCTACTGATGCAATGGCGGCTTCTTGGGATGGTATGATTTCTATGTTATCAGACGCCTGGTTTGCTTTCCGGAACATGGTTATGGAAGCCGGGGTTTTTGATTTCATGAAAGCCGGGCTTAAGATTGTATTAGATCAGGTTAATGAATTAAGGGCTTCCGGGGATCTTCAAAAATGGGCTAATGCTTTAGGGGCCAGCGTAGTTAACGCCTTTAACCAGATAATCAAAACGGTAGGCGTTTCTATTGATGTATTTAATCAGCTTAAGAAGGTTTGGATAGGCTTAAAGCAAGCCTGGGGGGTTTTTGTAGGAAGCTTGGCTAAGGGTTATGAATTGATCCTGGAAGGTAATATCCAGTTAGCTAAAATTATACCTGGTTATACTTCTGATGAAGAATTAGCCCGGCTAACTAAAGCCAGGGATGAAGTGGCTGAATTTGTAGATTTTCAATTTGATTCTGTTGATAAGCTTCAAAAACAATGGCAAGAAGTTGATCCTTGGGGAACAGCTACCAAGCAGTTTGAAGGTTATGCTGCTGCTGTAACTAAAGGCGCTGAAAAGATCAAGAAGGCCAGGGAAGAAGCGCTGGCTAAGGGAACAGGCCCGGCTAAAGAAGTTAAGGCTACAGTTAGTAAGGCTGATATGAAAACCAGGGAACAGTTCGATACGGCTTTTGATAAAGCTACGCTTACCCCTTATCAGCTTGAAATGCAGCAATTAGAAGATCTAAAACAGAAATATATTGAAGCCGGTATTGAAAAAGTAAGGATCGATCAATGGTATGCTGAAGAACATCAGCAAATATTAGATAATGAATCTGAAAGATCTATAGCAGAACATAAACGTATGCTGGATGAAATGGAAGAAGAACAAAAAGGCTTTACCGAAACCATATCAGAAACAGCGGAAAATAGATTCGTATCTGGAATGGGTAATGCTGTAGGGGATTTTATTAATAAAACTAAATCCGCTAAACAGGCTTTTTCTGATTTCTCTAAAAGCTTTGTTATGGATATAACCCAAATGATCATTAAGCAAACTATCTTAAACAGCCTTCAAAGTATGATGGGCGGGGCTGGTGGCGCTGCTGGCGGTTTAATGTCTGGCCTGGCCGGAATGTTTCGGGCTGATGGCGGGCCTGTAACTGCGGGTAGATCATATGTAGTAGGGGAACGCCAGCCCGAAACCTTTGTTAGTAACCAAGGCCGTAGATCCATAGTAGGCGCTGGCGGGCCAGAAGCGTTTAAGCCTAAAGTATCTGGCCGGATTGAACCTACAGCCCAAGCCCCGGCCCCGGTTATAAAGATAGCTAATTTAATGGATAAATCATCCTTTGAAGATTATTTGAATAGTTCTGAAGGCCAAGATGCTATAATTAATATTATGTCTAATGTGGGGGAATAATGGCTGATATTTATTTAACTATAAAGCCTAAAAGTCAAAACTATAGCCATAGCTGGAAAACTGGTATGCTTAAGACTGTTAAGGGGGAAGAAACCAGATCAGCTTTACAGACTTGGCCCCGGATGGATTTCAAACAGGAATTTATCTATGCTGATGAAACAGAAACTAATTGGCTTAGGCGGAATCTTGCAAAGTATAAACATAAGATATGGGGAATTCCGATCTGGCATGATATAGCCCCGCTAAGGGCTGATGCTACTATTGGCCAATTAAATATTCCTGTAACGGAAACGGCTAACCGCCATTTCTATAAGGGAAGGCAAGCTATCCTAATTGATAAAGCGGATTTTACTAATTATGAAGTAATCAAAATCAATTCGGTAGCTGGAACTACCATAGCGGCCAGTTCCTTACTTTCTGATACCTGGTCTAAAGATTCTACATACTTTATGCCAGTTATTGATAACCGTCTTGGATCTGCATTCAATATTAATAGGATCAGCGCCAGGACGGATAAACTAACCCTGGATGCTACGGAAGATCTTACTACCGTAACCGCCTTCAGTTATGCTACGCCTACTATAGGTGCTTCATATTTAGGCCATCCAGTTTTTGAATATAAGGTTCAGGCCAATAAGAACCAAGGATTTGTTCATCCTAATATAACCCTGAAGGATATAGGAAAACATGCTGTAGAATCTTGGTATGATGAAGATGATACCAATATTAACAATTCGTTTAATATGCTGATCCAGGGCCGGGCTGATATTTGGGAAATCCTTAACTTTTTTGATCATAGGCTTGGTAAATTTGGAACTTTTTGGATGCCTTCATGGAATAGGGATCTTACTGCTACAGCGGCTATTACAGCGGGCCAGCTTACCATATCTGTAGCGGATTATGAATATGATTCCCTTTTTGCCGCTAATGAAGTAATTAACCGCCATCTATTTATAGGCCTTCCGGATAGAAGCTATGTATGTAGGAAAATCTTATCAGCTACAGCTAATACCATAACCCTGAATGCAGGGATTGGGGAAGCGATAAGGGAAACGGAACTTCAGCATACCTTATTCAGTTTTATGGCGTTTTCAAGATTTGGCGGGGATAGGTTAGAACTGGATTTTATCCGGGGAAATCTGGTGAATATTAGCCAGAACGCTGTAGGGTTAGTAAAAGAAAATCCAATAGCGCTTGAAGATCTATTAACCTATACTTTAGTTGATGAAGATAGCGATTATACAATAACTAAATATAAATGTGTTTTCGATACGGTTCAGCGTGAAGCCAATTCTTATTTAGTCTATGATTTTGGTGCTGATTATTTTGGAAATTTTGAAGTAGATTTTGAAGTTAAAGTTACTGCTTCAGATGATCAAGCTGTTCATACATTTTTTGGTATCTCTAATACATTAGGCACTTTTCAAGATATTATAGATGCTGGTGATGGTCTTACTTTTTATGGGTATGGAAATGGCGGAAGTTTTCGATTTACTGTAAGGGATGATTTTACCCCTATTCAAGATAATTATGTAATTGGCGGGGTTAGTACAGATTTAATCTATTGTACGGTATATAGAATTGGAACTACGCTAACAGCTAAACTTTATTCTGATTCGGATAGGCAAACTTTATTAGATACTTTATCGGTTACTTGTGAAACCGGGAAAAAGCGTTATCTATACGCTAATATAAGCAGGGGTTTAACTCCGCCTGATACTATTGTTATGTCAGGCTATACCCAAAATTTTAGAATTAATAATGTTTAAGGAAATCAATAAATGGCTTTATCTGATTCATATTATGAAAATGATCTGGCTAATACCAGAAAGCCCGTAGAACTTTATAAATTCTGGAATGATAGCCTTGATACTTATTGGTATTATACATCCGGGGATGAACAGGTAATTTTTCCGGCTTCCGGCGGGGCTACCTATGAATCCGCTTTTATGAAACGGAATAGAACCGAATACCATACAGATCTTAAAGTTTCGAAAATGAATATTGATGTTCAGCGCCTTAATCCGGCTTTTGCCGATTATTTAAACGAACCTATGCCAGAAATGATTTGGATCGAAGTATCCAAACTATTCCGGGATCAAAGCCCATTGGAAAAACGGGTTATTTTTATTGGCCAGGTAGCAAAAACTAAGTATAATGGGCTTAATGGAAAGATTGAATGTGTAGGCTTTGAAAAGTTTCTTAAAATGAAGGTTCCAACTATGCGTTATCAACCTTCATGTAATCATAAATTGTTTAGTAACCAATGCGGTGTAGCATTAACCAGCTATTCCGGAACAATTAGCAGCCTGGATTCAATTTCTGCTTCCGGGTTATCATTAACAGATACATCCTTTGGAAGCCAAAGCGCTGGATATTATACTTTAGGCTATGTTAAATGGAATAATTTTAAAAGGACGATAATAGCCCATTCAGGCAATACAGTAGCGATTCAATTTTATATTCCTGGCCTAACTGCTGGTCAAGATATTTTTGCCGCTGCTGGATGCGTTAAATCAATGGCGGCCTGTAGGGATAAATTCAATAACCTAAATAATTCTAATCTGGATCGGTTTCTTGGCTTCCGCTATTTGCCATTAGATAACCCTGCTACTTGGGTTAACGGCTAATCCGGCCATAATGGCCGGATAAATGTCCGGATAATCTTGCCAGAATGGCGGGATAAATGGCAAGATGTTTCATTAAAGGGGCGTATAAGTGGTTTATGTTGCTTTAATGGATCATTTTAATAAACCAAAAACGCTTAGCATTTACGGGGAAGCCATGGAAGATCATGAATGGTTTTTTGAAGATCCGGATAATCTATCCAATCTTAAGCTTGAATTAGATGCCTGGCTGAATACCCCTTATCGACATTTAACCGGGGTAAAGGGCCGGGGATGCGATTGCATTCATTTAGTCGTTAAATCTTTTGAAGCTGTAGGCGCTGATCATGGCCGCCAGATCTTCATTCCTAAGTATCCCCCTGATTGGCATATGCATAGCGGTATATCCCTTTTGTATGATGGAATAAGGGAACAATACAATATAGAAGAAATTAAGCCTGTAGATCCGGCCTTATTAAAGAATGGGGATATCATTCTGTTCCAATGGGGCCGCCATCCGGCCCATGCTGGTATATACATGAATGGGGAAGTTTACCAGGCCCTAACCGGCTTAAGGGTTGAAAAGCGAACTGTTAAGGATCTGGAATTCTATAATAGGATGAAACACATATTAAGAATCAGGAGTTAATGAAATGAGTTTTGGCCAAATAGTAGGCGGGGTAGTTGGGGCGGCTGTAGGATTCTATCTTGGCGGCCCTATGGGGGCCATGATGGGCGCTTCCTTGGGCGCTGGCCTTGGTGGTATCATTGATCCATTAGAACCTGATATTCCAAGCCCTGGCCAGCCAGATATAGCTAACTTAGATGTTACTACGGCCCAAGAAGGATCTGTAATAATGGATTTTGTAGGAACTACTAAGATGGCTGGCAATATCTTTTATTATGGTAATTCCAGATCCAAAAAGATTAAGGAAAAACAGGAATCCGGCGGTAAAGGTGGTTCCAGTTCTAAAAAAGTAGTTGTAGGAATTGAATATTATCTTACTTGGGCCGTAGGTCTGGCCAGCGGCCCGGTAGATGAATTATATACTGTTCTTTCAAATGATAAAGTTGTATGGTCAGGTAATCTTTTAAGAACTGATGCTGTAGATGGGAAATCTACTATTACCTTGGATGGTATGGGATCTATGACCTTCTTTTTTGGTGGAACCGATCAAACAGCGGATTCAACTATTGGGGCTGCTGTAGGGGCTACCGCTAACCCATCATATAGGGGCCTTACATGGGCTTTCTTTAATGATTGTAAGCTTGGGGATTATAACAGGGTTCCGACTATCCGTTTTATGATGCGGAAAACCCCGGTTAAGGCTTTCAATGCTTCTAATGTAGTAAATACCTATACCTATAATCCTATGCATGCTATCTGGTATATTATAGAAGATATGTGTGAACTATCTACTTCCTGGCTTTCAGCTACGGCTTTTTCTGAAGTAGCTGCTGATTTATATTCGGAAGGTCTTGGCGTATCCTTGCTATTTAAGCATGATGAAGCCAAAAAGTATATTAGTTCAATTCTTCAGCATGTTCATGCTATTTTACCTTATGGGGATGATACTGGCCAATTTGAACCAGAATTAATTAGATCTACTACGGCTATAACTGGCTTAGATTTAATTACTGATGAAGATTGCCTGGAACCGCCTGATATCAGTTCTATGTCTTATATGGATACATTCAATGATGTTAAAGTTCAATACAGTCAGATCTATGAATTCTTTTCAGGGAAGCCAGTAGCAATAGCAGCCACTATAACGCCTGATGATGATTTCACTTTTAAAGATACGGAAAAATGGAATTTTTCTTCAAGTGCGATTACTTGTGTAGGTGGCGAATTAGATATGAGTGTAGGGCCTGGCCAAACGTTCACTACTTGGTCAAAATGGTATTTTACCGGGGATTTTGATTGTGAAGTAACATTAAGAACTGCTAATCATAACCCCCATGTTAGTACTGCTTTAGGGGGTTTAAGTAATCGGCATTATACCGGCGGCCAATGTATATGCGAATCTAAGAACATTCATACCGGTTCCGGCGGGACTGATTACTGTAGTAATTATCCTTCTGATGGATGTGGGCCTTTACCTACTAATGGTTATGTTAATAACGTTACGGGGGATATACTGGAATCCAAAATGAAAATGACAAGGGTAGGGGCCAGAATAGAAGTTTATATTAAGCATGATCAGCAAGTTGGCTACCCTCTTAGTTCTTGGATTCTTACTGGATGGGATGATAATTTTGGGGCGGGATTAACTGGCCGAATCCCGTGTAGGATGTATCTTAGAACTTATTCGGATACTAATAATCCAAGTTTAGATCTATATTGGGATGATTTTATAGTTAATTCCGGAACTGTTGTTTGGGATGCTGGAACGCCTACCGGAACCGCTGCTACCCTAACTTTGGATATTAGGCAAGCTACGGTTCATTCTGAAGATCCAGGTAATAAAGAAACTATACAAAGAATCCGCCATAAGGATGAACGGATGATGCTGTTCAACTTGGATGCTAATGCAAGATGGGGGGCGGCCCAATCTATAAGAACTTCTTCAATTCCGCTGAAAGCCATTGAAATGAAAATGGATAGGCGGGGGATTTATTTACCAGTAGGTAAAAATTTCAGGTATTCATCCGCTAAATATGGCATTACTAAAGAACAGGTATATAGGGTTTTGAGTGTTAGGGAAGGTAATTTAGATAAAGAAGAATTTATCATTAATGCGCTGCAAGATCCAAACTATTTAAGCCAAATCGTAGTAGTCGATGAAGCTGATAGGGATGGATCTAAATTCAATCCATGGTTAGCTGATGCAGAAAATCCGGATATAGTGGAAGCGCCTTATGCCATGGTGGAAGAAAATATGTTTTTGGTTCCATTGATTGGGCGTTTAACCGGGAATGAACTTGGCTATACCATGTATATGTCAACGGATGGAACTACCTATTCTGATCAGGGTAGCTTTGAAAGCTTTGTTACTGCTGGCTGCTTGGCTGCTACGCTAAATACATCTGAAGCTGTTTTGGATAGCCTTAATGATTTAGTAGTTGATTTTTACTATGATTTGGATGCCCAAGATATTAACAGTATATCCAGATCTGATTTAATAGCTGGAAAGAATTTGGCTGTTTTGGTTAATGGGGCTACTCAAGAAATATTAGGCTTTGAAGATATTACCCCGGTATCCGGTTTTACCGGCCGGTATAAAATGGAAAATCTGTATAGGGCCAGGTATGATACAGAACAATATGTTTGGCCAGCTAAATCAAAATTTTATTTCATTGGGGTTGATCCGCCGCTGGTAAATATGCCAGCCCTGGTAAAGGGTAATACCAGGTATTTTAAATTTATATTTTATAATTCAACTAAAAGTAGTGATTTATCAGAAGCGGATGCTGTAACTAAGGTTATTACTGGCCGGGCCTGGACTCCAAAGAAGCCAGGTGGTTTTAGGGTTAACAATCTATCTGAAAATAGCCCTGGCGGCCCGGTTTATACTTCTGCTATGTCGTTAAAATGGAACCCGGAAATTCGGGGGGAAGGCGCTGGCCGCCAAGATCCGGATACGGTTGTAGATACTACTATTACTTGGGAAGGTTATTTTGAAATAGTTGGATTGATCAGCGGGGCTACAGCTTTTACCGATACCGCTATTAATGCGGCTACAGCGGCTTATACTGAAGGGGAAATCAAGGCTTGGAATGGTGGAACCCTTCCGGATTCAGTAACGTTTAAATTGACTAATTATATAAATACTTCTGGTGTAAGGTATCAAAGCCCTTATACTTCTATAACGGTTAATAAGGAATAAAGCTATGTCAACTTCACCAAAATATGATTGGGATTATACTGATTATGAAACAATAGGATGGAATGGAATTCTTCAATCCTTCCAGGCCGGGGTAGATGATAAGTTGAATACTTACATCCATGGAACCCTTGGCGCTACTGTTAGCCAGGATGAAATCCTATATTTAGATACGGCTGGAAAATATGTTAAGGCCCAAGCAGCGGCGGGGAAGCTTCCGGCTGCTGGCGTAGCAATTGAAGCCGGTAACAATGGGGCTAACATTAGAATCCGCCGCTTAGGGCCTTATATGCCAGCCGGGGCTATGTCAGGCCTAAGCCTTGGCGGGAACATAGGCGCTAAGTTTTATATCAATTCTACGGCCGGGGGCTGGACTTTTACTAAGCCAGCGGAACATAGCCAGGCTATTGGAAGGGTATTGGATGCTTCCTATGTTTTTATCTGGATTGAAGATCAAAGCCCTATATTTTCCGGAACCACTAATCCAGGATCGGCGGCTACTGATGTTCCGGATGGCACTCTTTTTGTTCAATATACAGCATAATCAAAAACGTTAAGGATTTTTATAATGGCTTGGTTACCAGGATATACAAATAGGATTCCTTTTAGTACTGCTGCTATATCTTCAGCCCTAACGGATTTTCCCGTAGCTGTTTCTATAGGTGCTTCTGTAGGCTTAGGCGGATCTAATTTATCAGGTGTATTTTCAGAATTATCCTATCCGGATTTTAGCGTAGAAGATTTTTCTACTGGAACCGGATCTACTGTTGATCTTGATAGGTGGGATCAAAGTAATCCTTTTGGCTATGCTTCAATTATTAATGAAAAATGGAATGTTGATACTAATGGGGCGGCGGCCAGTGATGGCGGGGCTGATTTGATATCAAGGTTTAGATTACAGGGCCAGTATGATTATCAGGTAGATTGTAGTATTGTAACCTTAACTACTCCATCAGCTTTAAATAGTTATCCTATACATATGAGGGCAACTACGGAAGATGGAACTTTATTAGCCCAAGTAGGTTATTATAAAGATACAGTAGGAAATGAATATTGCTTTGCCCAAGGTGTTGATCAAAGTTTTACAACTTTTCTTCAAACTGATTCTACCCCGCAATTTCGAATAGCTAAAGTAGGAACATCTATTAAAGTTTGGTGGTATGATGCTGGTCAAAGTAGATGGGAATGGAATGGATCTACTTCTGGTCTAATAGTTACTAATTCTAATTCAGAAGATATATCCATTACTATTACTTGTTATCCCCGTACTGGATCAGATGTTCATGTAGATATTGATAATATGGTTATTAATGCTGGAACAATAACCTGGCCGCCAGGAACCTATCCTACCCTTAAGAAGTTTGCTATTACTACATCCGGTGGAACTACCCAATTACCCGTAGAAGTAGATACATTCAATGCTGCTGATTCTAAAGGGCTACTTCATTTTAAAGCGCCTTCTTTACCGACTAATGGCGCTACTTTTTATCTGTATTATGATAAGGATGTAGAAAATAATGATACCTATGTTGGAATCCCTGGTTCTACTATAGCGGCTTCTGTTTGGGATTCTGATCATGTTCAGGTTTTGCATTTTAGTAATAATCCAAATTCTGGCGCTACTGATGCTATGATAGATAGTAGTAAATACGGAAATAATGGAACGTCTGATTCAACTATGAATATAGATGATATATCTTATAGTTCTTTGAATAATGGGCGGGCTATTAATTTTGATGGGGTAAATCAATCCATAAATGCTGGTTCTGCAAGTACTATCGAAAATATAGCTAATTTAACTATTGAAGCCTATATTAATCCTACTGGATGGGGAACTGATAGTAGGGGGCGTATAGTATCTAAAAATAATAGTGGTATAACTACTGGATGGGAATTTTTATTAAATGATACTGTACCTGGAAAATTTGGATTCGTTTCAAGGCGGGATGTTCAAACCGGGGCTTGGTATCCGAAAACCAGTATAGGCTTTACATTAGGAAGCTGGCAATATTTAGCATTAAGCTATAACTATACCGTAGTATCTAATGATCCGATTTTTTATTATGAAGGCGCTACTACTGGCGTTTCTGCATACTTAGCACAAGCGGGAAACCAAACTGATGCAGGGAATGATCTGATTATAGGTAATGGTCCGGATGATAGTAGGGATTTTAACGGAAAGATAGGGGAAATTCGGATTTCAAAAGTTATTAGATCTGCGGATTGGATTAATACTACATATAAAACTTTAAGTGATAAGCTAATTACATTTGGCGCTATTGAATCGGATTGGCTAACCCCTTATCCTAAGCGTAGAAGTTTTACTATGCCTAATAATAGGATTACATCTGGCCTATCAGATTTCCCGGCGGCCTTGGTATTAGGCGCTTCTGTAGGAATTGGCGGGGATAATTTAGCGGATGTATTTACATCACTTTATTTTAATGGGAATGATCCTTTTACTGGATCAGATGGGGATTTACCAGATCCTTCCCGCTGGTATGTAGAAGCCAATGATTTTGATAAGCTTCAAATCTTAAGTAACAAATTAAATTTTAATGGAACTGCAATAGCCGGAACTATAGTAACTGCTGATATTAGATCTACTTATTTTTTAAAAGCCGGTAATTTTGATACGCAAATTGATTACGATATAACCACTATAACAGCCCCCGGAAGCGGGGCTAATTATGCCCCCCGTTTTCAACTATTGACTAAGGATATCACATTAGCTGGGGAAATAGGTAGAACTCGTAGTTCAACTGTTGATAGGTATTATGCCCAAGGCGCTGATTTTCCATTTACAACTATTTCAGATCAAGCCGGGGATACTACTGGTAAGCTACGCCTAACCCGTTCAAGTGGAGTAATCAAAGGGTTCTACTGGTCTGGAAGTCAATGGGAATGGAATAATAATACAAGCGGTATAACTCTAACTAATAGCAATAATGAAGATCTATGGATTCGGATTTATTGGGAACAGGAAGCCGGATCTGATGTTAATGCTAATGTAGATAATTTAATAGTTAATGCCGGATCTATTGTTTATCCCCTTGGTTTACATGCTAACCGGAAAAAGATAGCTATAACATTGGCTGATAAGCTAACCCAAATCCCGGCTGAAATAGAATTTTTTAATGAAGATTCAGCTATACTTCATACTAAGGTTTCAGCCCTAAGCGGGGCTACTCAAAATAAACTATATCTATATTATGGTGGAACCAGCCTTCCGGATAATTCTAATATACATGATACCGGGGCTACAGCCGCCGCTTCTATTTGGGATTCTGATTATGTAGCGGTTTATCATATGTCAACCAGCCCGGAAGATAATGATCTGTATGGCCGGGATCAGTTTATAGATTCTACTGGAAGCTTTAACGGGGTATCAGCCGGAACTATGCTTGATACTGATCTGGTAGATGGGGATACTGGAAAAGCCGTAAGATTCGAATACAGTAAAGATCAAGATGTTAATGCTGGAACCGGGGCTTCTATTAATGATCTAACAAATTTAACTATTGAAGCCTATATTAATCCTACTTCTTGGGGGGATAGTGATGCTGGCCGAATATTAGCTAAGTTGGATTCAGTGTTCCAATCTGGTTGGGAAGTTTATACAAGAAAAACTAATAATCATTTCAGGTTTACAAGTCGTAGAACTGGCGGGGATACTGGGGGATGGGAAACCCCAACTAATGGAATGACGGTAAATGCATGGCAACATATTGCAGTATCTTATAATAATGCAATAGCTTCAGATCCAGTTATGTATATTTCTGGTGCTACTGTATCAGTAAATGAATATGATGCCCCGGTTAATGCAGCAAGCCCGGATTCAGCCAATCCGCTAATGATAGCCGGGGTTCATCCGGCCGCCGCTACTCAGAGAAACTTTGATGGAAAGATGCAAGAAATTAGATTATCAAAATCAATTAGATCCGCTGCTTGGATCAAAGCTGGTTATCATTCCATAACTGATGATTTAGGAACCTGGGGGGCTGCTGAAACCTATGGCGCTACATCAGCGGCCGGGGCTTTTGGAAATATAGCTATTAACGGATCTTGGAAGGCGGTTAGTTCTTTATACATAGCAATTAATGAAAACTGGAAAGCCGGAACCAAACTTTTTATATCAATCAATAACCAATGGAAACAAGCAGTATAAGGGGGAATTATGCCAGAAATTTTAGATAACGCCAATCTTACTTTTTCAATCGGATGTAAAAGATGTCAAAAACCATTAACCGTTACTCAGCCAGTACCAAATAACAAATCCATGATAGCTATAGCCCCATGCCAGACTTGTATCAAAGATCTGGCCCTGGAAGTTATCCGGAATAAGAAGGCTGAATTCGATAGCACTTATGATGCTGTAGAAAAGCTTATTACGGATCTGAACATTATGGAAATCCCGATTGATTAAATAATTTTTTAACTAAATCTGTATACTATATTAGATACTTCATTTTTAACTTTCAAGGGGGATCGGGAATAATGACGGTAAAAGAAAGTATACTGGCGGCCTATCAAACTAACCGACAATTTAACAGAACAGCCCTGGCTAAGGAATTAGGCTGTTCCCGGCAATATCTTCAGAAGGTTTTGAAGGATATCAATGTTAAAGAATTGGTTCAGGCCAATACGGGGGCGGATTGGGAAGAAATACAGGAAACTACTACAATAGATCGGATCAGTAAGGGTTCTGAATATGTTATTGATGTAAACAGCCTATCAATAAATAGTGTAGATGAAGCCATAGCGGCCGCCGCTGTTGATCTGGATAAGTGGAAGGAAGCTGGCCATCAGATTAGTAGTAGTCAAGTAACAATGAAATTAAAAGTCAAAACCGGGGAAGATAAGGCGGGAAATGCCATCATTGAAGAAGAACCTAAAACCGTTACGAATTGGCATGTAAAAGTAAGGTTTGTTCCTAACCCGGAACGGAATGTTATCCAGGCTACCCATGGGCTGATTAAAAAAATTCCTAAGTTTAAATTTTCAAAGTTTAGGCCTGTAAACTATGGATCGGAATCTGGTTATGCTGGTATCATGGCGCTGATTGATGCCCATATGGGAAAGTTTGCTTGGGGCCTGGAAGTGGGTAGGGATTATGATTTGAAGATAGCCGGATCTGATTATTTATACTGTACCAGGGAAAATCTATCTTATATGCAGCCGTTCCAGCCCGAAATTATTTATTTTATCCTTGGTCAAGATATTATGCATACTGAAAATTTTGAAGGCGTAACCCATAAAGGCCGGAATACCCTGGATACAGATACCAGGCTTCCTAAGTTGATTGAAAAGGCGGAAGAAACTATTATTCAATCAATTACGGAATGCCGGAAGGTAGCCCCGGTAGATGTTATCTGGTCACCTGGTAATCATGATATAGTTTCAAGCCTATGGATGGCCAGGATTGTTAACGCTTATTTCCGGGATGATCCCTATGTTACTGTAGATCTTGGGCCAGCTAAACGGAAATGCCGCTTATGGGGAACTACCCTGGTAGGTTGGACTCATGAAATTATAGGCCGTTATGCTGCTTGGGCTAATGAACTGGCACAAGCCTTCCCCAAGGAATGGGCGGCTTCCCAATACAGGGAATGGCACCACGGCCATAAACACAAGAAGAACGAAATACAAACCAGCCCAATAGTAACCCAAGGCGGGGTTAAGATGCGACAATTAACCGCTTTAAGCCCTATAGATGCCTGGCATTTTGAAGGGCTGTTTACAGATGCAGTTCCAGGCGGGGAAGCTTTTGTAATGCATAAAACCAAGGGAATGGTAGCTAACTTTACATCCTGGACTGATCATAGATGGCCTAACCGGCTTCAAGACAAAAACGCTTAAAGCTTCCGTTTCAATTTAGCAGATTTTTGGTATAATAGAACTTTATATATTAAAAATCTGAAGGGGGATAGATCGGAAATGAGCGAGAATCAAAAAACGATTCCGGAACGCCTAACAGCCTTGGAAACCCATATGGAATATACTGTTTCTGGTATTGATGATCTTAAGGATATGCTGATTAACCATACAGATCATCCATGCCAGAAATGTACTTTAAAAGATGAAGTAGCTGTTAACGCTAATGATATTAACTGGTTGAAAAAGATCATCTATGTATCTGGTTCAATAACCAGCGCTGGAATAGTTACTTTAATAGTTGATCGGTTTACAGGCCTGATTGATAAGATCCTTGGGGCTTTAAGTTAATGTTTATTGATACCAGGGCTAATCAATGTAGTTCGGATGGCGGGGCCTGTTCATTATGCCTGGTAAAAGGTGCTTATTTAGAATGTAAATTTGGTGATAAAAATACGTTTCTTAAGCATTGCCGTTATTATAAAACTGATGGCGGCTATTGTGATTCTATAGCGGCCCAAGCCGCTAATAAACCTGAAAGCTACAGTTCATAACCAAAAATCATTAGAATTTATGAAGGGGGTAATCATGAAATTAAAATTCAGTTTAATAGTAATCATGCTAATCGGAATACTGGCTTTCAATATGGCCTGTTCCATGATGGAAAAAAATCCTACCGCTAACAGCCCTTGTTTAGGGATTACGGCCGATCAATCCTATATCTGTTCCATAGTTCCAAATCCCCAAGATCTTTCCTTCTTGCTTCAATTAGCTAACGTGGCGGCCATGAAGAAGGATATCTATAAAGGCGCTGAAGCCCTGAAGGTAGTTGATGGCTTAATATTTATATTCGAAACCGGGGATTTAAAATATAATGAAATTTTCGATATCATAGAATTCAGGGTAGATCCGGTTCTATTTGTCGTAATAACCGAATATAAAACCCAATTTGCTACTATTGATCTACCTATTCTGCCATATGATACCGGATTGATCCTTAAGCACTTAAAGAAGCAGCGGGCCTTAATCCTAATGGCTATTGAAGCCTATTCTAAGTTATATGGCTGGCCTACTGGCTGGCTGGCTTGTGATAGAACCAGATCATGTTCTGAATGCCATGGTATAGTAATGATGGCTGAAACCATAACTGGAACAATATCCGGAAGGAATTAAACCTATGCTGATGGAATTCATTGCAGATTTAAAAACTATCATTGATTGGATCTGTTTTACCGGGCTTAACAAGCATTTAGCCAGTTTTGCCCAAAATAACGCTGTTTGGCTGGCCCCGGCCGGTTTCTTCCTTTGGAAGTATGCAGCGTTCCGGGCCAGCCTTACCCCGGATAAATGGGATGATGAAGCTATCCAAGGCCTGGCTGAACGGCTTGGCCTGGTAAAACCTGAATGATCCGCTTATTTGCGATTTAAGGCCCCTAATTTCTTAGGGGCCTATTAGATCATTCTTTAAAAGATCGTTCAAATTTCGCTAAACCTGCTAACCTAACCTATAAAATCGGCTAATATCCCTGGTGGATTGTTAACTTTGGTTGAAATCGGAAGTTTCGGCTGATAATAGCGGGAAGGATGGTGATTCAAAATCTAAGAAGGGGCCTTATTTGAGATTTTAAGGCCCCTTTTTTCATTCCTTCTTTTGGCCCGGCCGCCATTTTTAAGCCTGAAATTTGTTAATACTACCTAAGAAAAAAGCCCGCCTTCCAGGTATATCTATTTTTTTATATTAAATGGTATCTCAGGCATATCCAAAGAATTTAAGATTTTTTGTTTTATCTGATCCGCCTGTTCAGAAACTTCAGCGGCTTTTATATCCAGGCCATCTTCTTCTAACAATAAAGCTTTTATTCTTAATTCGGCATAGGCTTCAATCATTTTCCGGATCTGATTCTTAAATGATGTTCTCATATTTTTTATTTATTCCTTTATTGAATACAATGTTAACGGGATGATTTTTTTCTGGATGGCTAAAGCCATATGAAAAATGGGAAGCTGGCGGTTCCTTATCCGGATCAACTAAGGTATGATAGACTTCTTCATATTCATCCGGGCTTAAAATAATGGCTGAAATTATTCTATCATCCGTGGCTGCTTCTATTATGGCCCGCCTAATCCGTTTTATCCAATCTACTTTTGTTATTATTTCCATTATATGATCCCCCTTACTTTTTTATTGCATTTTTTACAGCCTATAATCATGTTCCCTTCTTTGAACCAGTACTTCAGATCTTCAAGATCCCCAATCTTTTTCTGAACAAAATATTTCTTGGTAGTAGCCCGGCCACACAAAGTTTTATGCCAAGGATTAGAATCATCCAGGCGGATAACATGCTTCTTATCAGAATTTACGCTTAAATACGCTGATACAAAGCTGGAAGGGTTATTTTCATTGCATTCAGAACAGAAGCAGGGAATAGCGGCCCGGATGCCTTCAGCGGCTTCCTGAAGCGTATCAAAGCCTTCTACATGCCGGGCTTCCCATGGATCTGTTCCGAATTGCCAGCCATCCTTCAAGCTAATGATAATGGAATTCCCTATGGATCTTTCATCGTCAAAATGTTGAACCCTGGCCTTCAAATATTCGGGTAAATAATTTTTGGTTAGCATGGGCAATTTCCCCCTATTTAATATGAAAATTATTAGGATTTTTGGTTCTGATCTTTACCTGGTGGAAGCGGTAATTTAAATTAACTTAAGCCTGATAAAATTTTCCATCCGATATTTTAATTAGTTAGTTCTAATTAAAATATTTGAATGCTGGCTGATCAGCCTTACATAGTGTTTCCCCCATGAAGGCTTAGCTTTAAATTCGCCATGGCCAGGAACCGAAATAGTTAAGTATTTCCGGCCAATCAATTTGACTTTATACCAGCCATGATCCAGATTAAGTTCATTAGTCCACATAGAACGGTAAGGAATCTTGAACTGGCCCTGAACATAAATACTAATTATTTTTGATCCGGTAAGCTTGGCCAGGCCTTCAGTAAGATCCTGGATCTGGCTGATTTCAGTGAATTCTTTTTCAACGGTTAGTTGACTCATTTTTAAAAATCCTTAGCTTTTATAAATTTTGTAAATCTTTATTATCCGCCTTCTATCCCGTTTTCTTGGATCTGTATCTATTATAGTTTTTCCGTTCTGATCCATTAGAAGAACATGGCCAGAAACGTTAACCAGGTAAATCCCATAGCCTAACTTCTTTAGCTGGCCCCTAACAGATCCAATAGTAGAACCCGGCTTAATGCTGGATTTTCGGGATCTGCAATTGAAACCCTTCCGCCTAAGAATGCTAAGCATATCTGATAGGAATTGGCTGTAACGATATTGATCCTGATCAATCCCAAAATATGTTAAACATGCTGAAGTGCAAGCCGTTTTAATTCCGCCATTATGAAGGCGGGCCAGATCTTCAGTATTAGCTATCATCCTTGCTGTTTTCTTTCGATCTTTCATTAGAATGGAACCTTATCCGTATATTTTTTAACAGCGTTATTCTTCCGGCCATTAGCCTTCAGCCAGGATTCTACAAAAGCATGGCATATATTACAAAGCGGAATGCATTTATTGACTTCAGCCATAAACGCCTTCCAGGTAGTAGCTTTATGGGGGCTGAACTTTTTCTTAGCCGGATCTAAATGATGGAATTCTAACCTGGCTGGATGCCAGGCCCCTTGAAAGTTACAATCCGGATTCATGCATTCCAAGCCCTTCTTATATTCTAATTTCTTGGCCTTGAACTTTTCAGCTTTGGCCCGGCGGGCTTCCCGGATCTTATAATGATTCTTCTGATAGCGTTCCCGTTCCCTGGCAGCCTTGGCCGTTTTCCGTTCTTTTTCAGTAGCGTATTTTTTGAGTCTTGGCATTATACAAGTTCCTTAACCATTTTTGGTTCTTTCAATTCTATGATCTTATATTCATAACGGCCAGATGTATCATTAGATACAAAGCGGTTAGCCTGTTCCAGATCTTCCATATAACCGCAAAATTGCCAGCGGCGGCCATCATATTCCTGAATTGGTCTACGGCTAACTTTGTAGTTATGCTTAACTTCTACGCCTATCAAGTATCTATCCATGATTTATAATCCTAATAAGTCGTTAAGTGCTACCTTCTTCCGGCTGAACAGAACCCTAATAGCGGTTTTAAAGCCAAAAGCTTTCCAGATCTGAAAGAAATGTTTTTTATTTATGGTTCCGGTCATAGTGACCTAATACAGTAGCAAAAATAATGCCAGATTTAGCTTCCAATGATTTCATATACTTACGGAAGTTATGCCTGGCATAGTGACAAAAAACGGCTAATTTTATGACAAAAATTGACAATTTTCTTAGTTAAGAAATACCCTTCTTCTTGGAAACTGGCTTAGTTCCATGAACTTCCCATTCAGTTTTACTTACTTTTAAATTTCCAGCATACTTAGGCCCCCAATCTATAGCGGTATAACCATGTTCATATAGATAGTCAAAAGCCTGTTTTCTTTGATCTGGATGGATAGTTATTCTGATATGCTCAATTAATTCTTTTTTGATTTTCATCTATTTACCTTTATGAATTTAATCTTTATTTCATAAGGCTTTCCTTCAAAGCTAATACAGAAGTTATAATTGAAGGTATTCCCGCTGAAATCTTTTCTATCCGGATCTTTTAATTGATTGTAGGCTTCTTTCATTTCGGCCGGGTTTAATTCGATATAATCAATTACTTCATCCTGATCAATAGCCTTAATGATTTCTGATTTAATTACTTCAGCCCATTTCTTTTTAGTATAGACTTTCATAGCTATTTCCTTTTCCATTCTCCGCATGTATCTATTAATCTTCTGGCTACCCATTTAGGGAATCTTTTACACCAATTATAAAACCCTGGAACAATATAATAATATTTACAGTATTGACATTCTTTAGGCGGCTTAGGCATAGTAGCCCCGCTGGTTTATTTAATAACATGGAACCAAAACAGATCTAAACTTTTCCAGTTATCAAAATAGAATAAAGATCTATGGTTAATAGCTATGATATTGATTGAACCAAACCAAGGCCAGCCCCCTATACCATAATCCAGATCAAGTTCCAGGTTCAATACTTCTATGGTTATGCAAAGATTCAATAATTTTTTAATGATCATGATTTTAACCCGTTTAAATAATTTTTAGCCAAATCATTTTTATGGAAAACAGGCCTTGGAGTTAAGACAATCTTTTGAAGTATGCATTCCTTATGCTTGTTACATGGCCTGGTATTTAACTTATAGCCCTGGCCATCTTTAACGCCTGAACTGATATCAAATGGGCATATAGTTTTAGATCCATCAACATGGAAGTTAAGGAACCTACATTTATTCCAGGAAGTAAGGCCTTCAAAAACGGAACGCCTACAGATATGCAGGGATTTAATTCCAAATCGATATAGATCTATTACATTATGATTCATTACGGCCTGAACATAATCAGCAAATTCAGAATTACTAAGGGTTTCTGGCGTATCTTCCCAAAAGCTTCCAGTAGTTACCATATCCCGGATAGATGAAATCATTAGGCCAGTAGCATTTAGTTCTGTTGACATATAACGGATGATCGGAAAAATTTCTTCTTGGTTATCCCGGCGGGCCATGAAACAAACCATGATAGGTAAATGGGTTTTGACATTAATCAGGTTCTTTTCAAAGCCGCTGAAGCCAAGAACGCCTACCCGTATAGATAGATCATCAAAGAAACCATATTTGGATGTAAAATCTTCCAGGGGCTTCATATTAGTTCCATTGGTATAGATAGTAGTTTCTAAGCCCAAGGCCCGATTAAACAGAATCATCTTATGAAGATCCTTATGAAGGGTAGGTTCCCCGCCTATCAAGATGATTTTCTTTAAGTGCTGGTGATGATCAGTGTAATAATTAGCTATCCGCTGTTTATAATATTCAAAATCCATATCATAAGTTCCGGTAGGATCTCTATGCATATAGTTTGAATAGAAGCAAGCCTTACAGGCCCGATTACAGCGGTTAGTAATAAAAAACTGAAGGGTAGGTTTGAATGAAGCCGCTAACATATCCCATGTATTTTTATTGTATTCTAATTTCATAATTTTCCCCTTTTTAAGTGGTCTTAACTAAGTATACAGGATTCTGGAAGAAAATGTTTAATCTAAAATTTCTATTAATACAAGAATGATGATTAAGATCAAAGCAATTGGAACTATTAGAATGATCCCAAGCAGAAGGCAAAAGAATATAACTAATATAAAGATCAAGCCGTATAAAAAACTTAGGATCATAGCTATTAAGCTAACCAAAGAATCTAAGAATTTTCCTATATATTTCATAATGGGTTCCTTATTTTCCATCTATCGGAATGGTTAAAGAGTTTATACATCATTTTCCGGGCCAGGCCATAATATTCATCCGGGCTTACTCTATGATCATGAAGCTTCTTAGCCTTCTTAATTTCTTTCATATAGAAGCCATCAGTAATATGGATCAGGCCATAATCATCAATTAGTAATTCTTCGGGCCGTATAATATTTTCAGGTGAAACAAAGTAATAATAATTAGGCCGCATATGGGATAGATTCTTAAGGCCTGTATATTTATGTTTTCTTACCTTGCTACGCTTTTTAAATTCATTCCTGAAATCAGCCCTTGAACATTTGATTTCAAATTCATAGGTAAGCCCGGATTTCATGAATACGATAACATCCGCTTCATACCGATAGTTCCGGAAGTAGATGTTAGGAACTACTAAGGCCCGCTTAGCATATTGTTCAAAGATGATTTTCTGAATTCTGGCTTCTTTATATTTAATAGGCATTTTAAGAATAATATTGAAATAGTTTTTGTAGGATTTGGCCTTTTTTATCGATTAGGTAAATATACTTTTTCATAGCCCGGCCCCAATCTATTTCAGTAAGAACGCCAGAACTTTTATTCCAGCCCCATAGATCAAGAACATAGATAACATCAGCCCGCTTAACGAACCAGTAATCAAGTTCCAGCCATAGATGGCCATTAAGGTTTTCAAGTGGTATTACATGGCTATGGCTAATAGGGCTGAATACGTTCTTTCCACGCCCAATTAGTTTAGCGGCTACCTTACTAACAGTTTTGAATCTGTACCAGGTAATAAGTTTTCCTATCCAGCCAAGCCAGAACCCTTTAAACAGTTTACCGAATATAATAGGTGTATAAGGAACCGCCAGGTAAACCATAACTTTTTTATTATCTATATTATCCATTGCTTCTAAATTCATATTAAACCCCCTATTTCATCCGGGCTTAGTTCCTTAACTTTGGAACGATTCCCTTCATTTTCTACCATAAAAGCCTTATCTGCTACTACAGCGTATTTATTTTCATGTGTAATAAATATTATTTGATAGCTTTGATTTCTGGCTACCTGGCTGATTAATTCGCCAGCCCGTTCCTGAAATTTCCCCCGGCCAATCCATTTAAAGGCTTCATCAAAGAACAGAACCTTTCTGGATTGATCGGGCTGGTATCTATGGAAAACCGGGCGGGAAATAAAGCTGATTACATCCAGGATAGATCCGCCAAGATCCCCTTCTAATTCATATTCATCCAGGCCATCTTTAATATTAAAGTTTAGATCGGTTCTATTTTTCAGTTCCTTCCATTCTAATTCAAAGCTGAAGCGGTTAAAAATAGAAGATACTGCTAAGGTCATTAAGCCTTCAATATCATCCTTAAAAGCGGTTTGGGTATTAGCTAAAACGGTTTGAACCACTGTTTTAGCTTCAAAGATCTGATCCATAATAGATATTTCCTTAGCTTTTTTGGATTTAAGATCCTTGATCTTTTTCATGGCCGCCTTATAGGTATCTATTCTGGATTTGGCCCGGATAATGGCCAGCTTTGCTTCATCATTTGACATTAGGCCCCCTTATTCTTCAAAACTTTCAAATTCATCGATTTCAAAGCCATCTTCAGGATCATTACTGTTGCCTGTTTGGGCAACATCCCGGCTTTCGGCAACATTCCGGCCGCTTAAGCTTAAAGCATTATCGATTTTATCAATTAATTGATCCCGTTCTTTTTCCCAAGTCGATACCTTTGTTATTAGTTCATCTATCAAGCTTTGTGCATCTTCAGCGGTTTCTATTCCATGTTCAGCCTTAAGCGCTTCTACCGTATTTAATAAAGCGCCTTTTTTAGTATCGGCTTCCCGCTTCCTTGCTTCATATCGCTGGCCTAATTGTTTTAATTTTTCTTCATGATCCATGCTTACCCCCTATTTCAGTTATAAGTCGTTAGCATCCAATTCCGCCAGGCCGCCATAAATATATCCCGCTATTTCTTTTGATACTTCATGTTCTTGAACAAATTCATCCAGGTTGTTCCGGAAGCTTCCTTTATCTGTAGATATTTCTACGCCATTTTCTGACAATCTATTTTTAAGCTTCAGGGTTAATTCCGCCATTTGTCTATCTTGGGCTTCTTGGGCTTCAATATGGGAACGGCTTAATACTTCATCAGCTTCTTTATGGGGAATAGGAATCCAGGTAAGTTTATTATAGGGTTCCCAAACATAGAAGCCAGGGTGATGTTCAAAATTATAGTTAGTAGCGCTGGAACGCAACATAGGCCCCGTATTTACTAAATGCCTTATCCTATCCTTACCGCTGGATTTAAGGCTTACTTTAAACTTCCTATGAATATCAGCGCAAAGTATAACGCCAAAATTCTGATGGCGTTTCAGGAAGCCTTTAGGGCTATAATATTTATGGCCTTCAAATAATGCCTGGTCTGATATTTCCCTATGTGTAAGAAGTAGGTTCCCTGGATGGAATTTGGCCGGGGTAGGAATAGTTTCCCCAAAGCTGGCCCCGTAAACCCTAACCGTTTTTTTACCCATTTCGATTCTAAGCGGCTTTTCCCCGATAATGGTTAGGAATTCGGCTGCTGCTAAAGATCCTATTACCGTAGCTGGCCCGGCCGCTTCAGAATAATAATAACAATCATGCTGGCCCCTAACCATTACAGTATCTACCCGGCCCTTCCATTTCATAAAGAAATGGGCAAGCAGCGGAAGCAGATACCAGGATCTTGGTTTATTCACATAATCCCCGGCCTGGCAAACAATAGCATCATTTTTTTCAGCCCAATCATAGATATAATTCAACTTTTTGAATTGGGTTTCTGCCAGATTATCCAGCCTGGATTCAGGATTTTCAAATGTTAAATGTATATCTGAAACCAAAACAACTTTTTTCATTTAGATCCCCCTTATGATTTCTTTGATTTTTTCCTTATCAATAGATTGAAAACAGGTAGGGCATTTTTTCAATTCCAATAGGAAGCTTATGTATTCATCCCCCGCTGAATCCCTTGCTTCCTTGGCCGTTATAAAATCAGCCTTAAGGCTAATAGCTGTTTTCAATGCTCTAATCTTTTTCCGGGCTTTATTGATATTTGAATTTAGAATACTGGCCCGGCCAAAAGGTAATCCAAGATCTGGAACTTCTTTGATCTGTTGTAGGCTTTCAATTTTGGATTTCCAGGTTCTTAACTTATTGATCTTTTCAGCGCCATCATAAATCCATGGAATCAGTTCCTTATTCAATCTGAAGAATTCATTTCTAAGATCCGGAACATTAGCTACCTGGCTAAGATCATTCAGCTTGAAGATATAGTTCTTAAGGCTGGATATCCTATCATCATTTTTATCAATCAAGGTCAAAACAGTTTCAAGGCGCTTCATCCAAGCTTCAAGATCCTTGGCATTAGGGAAATTCTTAATGTTTTCGTTTTGTTCAGCCAGATCGGCTTTAATATTTTTTACAATGGCTTTTTGTTCATTATACTTTTTTCCAAGGCTGCTAAATAGCTGATCACCTATATCCAGGCCAGTAATCTTATTAACTGTTTTGGATATCTTAGATCCGGAATCAGTAGCCAGGAATGGCGGATCTGCTTGGGCTTGAATATTAATATCGGTAAGCTGAAGGGCTTTGGTAATTTCATCCGGAACTTCTTTCCCTACCCCGGTAGCATCCCATTTATCCCCGGTAGCGGTATCTTCAATATAGTAATAAGTAGATTCCCTTTTTGGCTTACCTGATTTAGGCCGCTTGCAATGAACCTTGATACCGATCTTAACGCCTTCATCATCCAGGATATAAACTTCTGTTTCAATTTCCTTCTTAGCCCATTTAGGCATGAACTTAGCGCCTATAGGTCTATTACTCTTTAGAAGATCTATGGCCCGCATGATATTTGATTTTCCGGCTTGGGGATTGCCATAGATAGCATTGAAACCTTCATGAAGATTAATAACGGTATCTTCATGGGATTTGAAATTTTTTATTCCGATCTGTTCTATCATTTAGTTATCCTATGATATTTGACTTCATAAATACGTGAAGGCGGAAAATATATAGCTTCATCCCCGCTAATCTTTTTTGTTATGCCATGCTTCATAACATGATTAGTCCATGCTTGGGCCTGTTTCATACCCCTAAATTCTTTTTGAAAATTAACCAATGTTTTACTAAATACTATGATTACATTAAGCATTTTTCTATCCTTTTAAGTTTGGCTTCCAGTATTGGAATTTTCTTCCGGATTAGTTCAGCTTTTTCAGCCCTGGCCTTTAGAACGTTCCAGCCCCGCTTTTCATCCTTTAGCCATTGGCGGGCTTCTTTAGCCGTTTTGAAATCAATCCCGGCCAAATCGGATAGGGTAGTTTTAAATAACGTTTCTTGATCATTAGCATAGATTCCGCCGCAAAATAAGCCGGTATCTTGATTCCCTATCCATACCCATCCTACAAAATTACAGCATTCTTTATTCATCTGGTTACCTGTAAAATTATTGCTATCCAGGCGGCCAGGGCCGCTATAGTTAGTATGATCAAATCCTTCATTAGTATCTAACCTTTGCTTTCCTGGTTACTGGCTGATTTCGCTTTTTATATTCAATGAAGGCTTTTTTAAACAGCTTTTGTTCCAGGCCATTTTTTTCTACAAATTCAGCAAAAGCCCCAATTCCTTTAAGCTTGAATGGATCTTTACCCTTACGGGGCCATTCATAGATAGAAGCTGAATCCCCCAAGCAGTTAGTATACTTCTTCAGATATCTTGAACAATCCCTGATATTATCTACGCCATAACCAAGAACGATTGAAAAAGTACATTCCCGGAATGGATCATCTTCTGAATTCTTTTTGAATACAGCCTTCAGCTTGATTCCCCTGGTAAGTTTTTCTTCAATATCGGTTCCCTTCCGGCCAGCTACTTTATCGGTAAGTTTTCCGATTTGGCTAAACCTAACCCTAACTGATGGCCAATGAATCATAGCATTCCCTAACGGGGTAATCTTTTTTTCTTCAAACATTCCCCCCATAACGTTATCAATTAATTGATTAGAAAATACTACTATGAATTGGCAATCCGGCCTATTTATTTTATCTTTCAATAATCTCATATAATGCTGAACTGCTTTAGCCCTGGATTGGCCAGCCTTATCAGATTTTCCATCAATTTCAGCCTTACTATTCAGGGCTGCTACAGGATCAATGATATACAGGATCTTGGCCCCTTTTTTAGCTTTTAAAAAAGTATCGATTAAACGCTGAAAGCATTCTTCAATGTAGTTGGATGGATCAATGTAATGGAAACCCTTAGTATCCCGTTCAAAGCCAAAGGTTGATAATCTGGCCAGATCCCATCTGGTTTCAATATCATCAACATAGACTTCATAACCTTTTCTAAGCCCATCCCCGGCCATTTCCCCGCATATATAAGACTTGCCAGCCCCGCCAGTTCCAGAAAATTCAATGATCCGGCGGTTAGGGAATCCGCCTTTTTCAGATTTGTTACATGAAGCCGCTGCATCTAAAAGGACTGATCCAGAACTAATCCATTCATTAACCAGTAGATCTTCTACCAGGAATGAAGGCTGTTCCTTCTTTTTATTTTTAGTAGGCTTCTTCTTATCGGTTTTCTTGGGCATGTATTCCCCCTTAATATAGTTTAGGACTTATTATAAATTACCGTCTTATTTTGTTTTAATTTGCTTTTGCTGGCCCGCCCGTTTTTTAGGTTCATGATTAAATCTTGGTAAGATCCGCTTTATATTGAACGGGCATTCTTTAGCCCTTACATAAATGGAAGGAACTGTTTTATAAACAGTACAGCGGTTAGCTTCTGTATCAGCCTTTTTACAGCCATGGCATACCGCATCATCCAAAAGCCCGCCTAAGCGCTTCTGAACATCTTCTGGCTTGGCTTCAGCCCGGTTTAATAGGTTAAGGCCTTCCGCCTTAAGAACCCTGCATAAATAAGATCTGGTACAGCCTATTGTTGCTATTACATCATCTTTGTAGATAAGCGGATCTTTTTCGATCATAGCCAGAATTTTTTCCCTTGAAGATTTTTCGATAATTTGTTCTTCCATTCTATTTCCCCCTTTTGATTTGGTTTATTCGGTCTTAAGTAAGTATACCGGATTACGGAAGAAATTATTCCTTACATATGTTTATTCCAATATTTAGAACTATAAAGATTTTCAAGATCCCGGATCATAGATTTTCTATGTCGTAATGATTCAATAAATCCCTTTAATATCATATTTCTACGCTTAACTTTCCGGATCTTTTTCTTTACTTGTCTAACTTCAGCATCTAATTCTATCAGGGCTTTAATAGCGCCTTCCTTCAGATCTTCTAAGCCATGTTTTTTATATAGTACATTAGCTGGCATAGATCTAATCTTAAGTTCAGCCCTGGCTTTAGTTCTGCTAAGCCGATCTTCCCAATCCCTTACCATGGCCGCTGCTTCTTCAGCCAGTGTATACCACTTTTCAAACATGGGGGCTTGTCTTAGCGCTGATTTTTCAAGCTGGTTACGGCTAACCGGAACTTCCCTATGGAAAGCTTCCCTAAGTTCATTAACCCCCATTGGCCTTAATTCATCTATATGTAATGGATGCATATTAACCCCCGCACTTATTGAAGCCACAAACAAAACACTTTAAGCAGCCTTCTATATATCCCATCTGGCTATTACATTCCGGGCATGAATTATCTGAATGATGAATTCCTTTATGCTTATCAATTTCTTTAGTATGAAGCTTTGAACTGAAGCCCTGGTAAATGGCGGGTTCATCAAAGTCAATAACCGGCTTAGAATGTTCAAGTATATGGTATTCCATATCAATAATCTTGGCTATTGCATCTGGAACGGATTTGATTAATTGTTTATAATCCCATTTCGAATCATAGCCTGTAATGCCTTCCAGGTGATAATGGATCTTATCGATAGGAACGCCAGATCTAAGCGCCAGTGATATAAGGCGGCCAATGGCTTCAGTATAAGCAAAATCTTCCTTCCCGCTTTTACCGATCTTAGCAAAAATTTCAACTGGTAGCCCTTGATCATCTTCATTAATAGTAACATATAATTTACCCCGGCCGGTTTGAATCTTCCAGGTAAAGCCTTCTAATCTACTTTTCCGGCGGAATGGCGTAACATGATATTGAAGATTGGTTGATTTTTGGCCGCTGGTTTCGGTTTCGGTTTCGGCTTTGAGTGAATTTCCTGATGTTCCGCTATTATCTTTATTAACTTCATAGATTCTGTCTGGTCTGATTTCTGTTTGTGCTTCTTCATTCCTTGAACCTTCCCTGTAGATAGTTAAAGATTTTAATTGAAGTTTATCAGCTAACATGATCAATTCATAGATCCCTTCTATAGAAAGATCATTGGAAACGTTAACGGTTTTTGATATGCCAGAATCCGTATATTTCTGAATAGCCGCTTGCATCCGTAAATGTTCTACTGGGGATACTTCAGCGGCAGTTATAAAATGATCCGGAAGGGGTTCAAGATTCTTGTAATAATGTTCAGCCATAGGATGATATATTTCTATTTTTGTATCATCATCCAAAACTTTCTTTTCAAATTTGAATTTAAATATTGGTTCAATGCCGGGGCTACAATTAGCTATTATACTACATGATCCAGTAGGCGCTACCGTAGTAACTAATCCATTCCGGCGGTTTGGTAAGTTTTCTGGATCTTCATTATAGGCCTGGTATGTTCCCCTGATTACCCCTAAAGAATAACTTGCTAAATGGGCTTGTTTTTGAAAATAGTTCATTACCTTTTCAATGAAGGTTATTGATTTTTCTGATCCATATGTATGGCGGGCCATCAATAGAAGATCCGCCAGGCCCATAGGCCCCAATCCTATCCGCCTGGTATATTTGGCTTCCAGGGCTATATCTTCAGTAGGATAGTTATTGATTTCTATCATATTATCCAAAAATTGAACAGAAGTATAGATATCATTTTTCAATGCTTCCCAATTGAAATATTCATCATGAACATTCCAATATCTGGCTAAATTCAAATGGCCAAGGCTACAAGAACCATTAGAAGGAAGCGGCTGTTCTCCGCAATTATGAATAACAATTCCATTAGCTATAAAATTGTTATGACCTGGAACTGATAAATCATAAACATCAGCTTTTTCCTTTACCCCGGTAACGGAAACTACTCTTAAGTTAGTTCCGATTTGGCGGCCAGTATTTAAGGCCCTATCCGCTTTTGATTTCTTAATATCTTTTTTGGTATAGCGGCCTTTTTCATCAGTATGACCTTCCATCCAATTTTCATGGCCCTGGTTAGTAGCTTTGGAATGATCTGAATGGCTTATTGATTCAAGGTTAGATCTTACGTTATTCAGCGGATCATTATCCTTATGATGAACATTAAGGCCTTCAATATTTTCATAATGGCCATGGATGAATCTATGTTCTAATATATAATCTGATTTATCATATCCGGTAAGGCCTACCCCTACATAACGTTCATTTTTCATAGCCCGGTTAAGTCCTACTATTCTATCAGATGGAATTAGCTGTTTAGCTTCAATCCATCCATGGTTTTTTGTGAAAAATAAATGATCCGGCGTACATTTGATTGATCCCCTGGTAGTTTCTACCAGAACCAGATCAGCTTCCCGCTTAGTAAGGCTTATATGTTTGGCCCTGGCTATGGATAATTTCCCTTCTATGGATCTACAATATACATCAACATCTTCCCGGCCTACCAGATCCTTAATAGGAATATTTCCTTCAGTAGTTTGAACTTTAGTTTCCCCTACAATACAGGGATTAGTGGAAGCTATGGATTCAATGGCTTTTAATTGGTTCATTTGATTGATTCGATCTATGAAGATAATGCCGGGTTCCCCATTGATCCAGATGGATTCGCAGATTTCATCCATTACCGGCCGGGCCAGGATTTGTTTTTGGTTTTCCCCGTTATGATGTAGAACATAGTATCCATCTTCAATTACAGCTTGAAGGAAATCTTCAGTTATGGCTACTGATATATTAAAGTTTTCCAGAATGCCTTCAGTTCTTTTACATTTGATGAAATCCAGGATATCAGGATGATCTACCCTTAAGATACCCATATTAGCCCCCCGCCTAACCCCGCCTTGTTTCATTTCTGCTGTAGCGGCATTATAGATCCGCATGAAAGAAACCGGGCCGGAAGCTACCCCGCCAGATCCATTTACAAAGCTATCAGCGGGCCTTAGCTGACTGAAGTCAAAGCCAGTACCGCCGCCAGATTTATGGATAGTAGCGGCTTTCTTGAGTGTTTCAAATATAGAATCTATACTATCCTGTATTTCAAGAACGAAACAGGCCGATAGCTGGCCGGTTCTACCAGCATTAACCAGGGTAGGCGTATTAGGAACAAACCGTAAATCTTCCATAATTTCTATATATTTATTCAGCCAATAGACATGATCCTTTTCATCTTCTACCGTGGCTATCTGTTCCGCTACCCGTTTAATCATTTGTTCCGGGCTTTCCCCATTTTGTAAATATCTGAACTGTAGAACTTCTAAAGCGTTTTTTGATAAATTCATTAACCCCCCTTATTCCCAATCGTTAACATGCGTATTATATTTTTCCCTATGCTGGTATTCTTCATCAGCCATGGTAGCTATCTTATCATTTCTATGATTTTCAGCCATCCATTTTAACATCTTAGATGGAAATTTCCAGATAGGTTTTCTTTGGCCCTTCTTTTCCCCAAATGGAACGAATACATAACTGGCTCTAACGTTTATACTCATAATAACAAATCCCCTTGTAGCCAGGTATTTTCATCAACTGGAAACAGGGAATAGAATATAAGATCCTTAATCCCCTTTTTCCGCTTAATGCAATAATCCTGAAAGTTTTTGGTTTTATAGTGATGGATTTCCCAAATCGCTGTTAAGTTACAATGATCTATCATAGCCTTAGTTCTTTTCATATAACCATGGAAGTAATAGCTGGAACTGGTTACCTTGACTAAATCAGCGTAAGCTATTTGTTCATTCAGGTTTTCTACCTGAATAGGTTTCATACCGGATCTGGCTATATGGGTAATCCTATTGAACGGTAAAAAGATTTCTAATGGAATTCCCATGTAGCGGGCCGCATCCCCGGCCCATAGTTCCAGGGCTGTTCCAGCGCCATGAACCAGGATAATATTAGTTTGTTTATCAAATGATTTTTGAAGCGAATCAACCAAGTTAAATATACCGGCCATCAGATCCAGTTTTTGATCCCCGTAGTAATTCTGAACCGGATAGCCGGTTATGCATATTCGATATTTAGCCGCCATTATTTAGGATCTTTGAACTTTTTTAATCCGTATCGATTCCGGGCTGCAAATCCGCCAGCTATCCTAAAGCTGGTAGATTCAATTCCTGCATCCTGGCTAACATTGGCTTCAGTTCCGCATTTATGGCAAACCATTTCAGATTCTTTATCGGATGATTTATAAATCCTGGCTTCCCATTTATGGCCGCAATTAGAACAGGTAATATCATATATAGGCATTTCATCCCCCTTCTGATTTCTTTTTATCTGCTATGGCGGTTACTACATCGGCAGTCAATTCAGATAAATGGAATGCTATTTTATTTATCATTTCTGGTGAATTGGCTAATTCCATAGCGGCTTCCTTTGACAATCCGCCAAGCCTGGCCAGATCTTTAACTACTACGGCTGATATTATGCTATAGTTGACTAAAGATCTTTTCAAGCTTGGGGCTACTTCATTAAACATTTTATTTACCATGGAATATCATCCGCTTCAGATACTTTTTTAGCCATGAATTCCCGCAGTTTTTCAACGGGGGCCGCTTTTGCTTTATCAGAAAGTTTTACCCCCATCTTATCAGCCAGATCCATTAGCCCGGCCTTATCCATAGTAGTAATATCAATTTTCTTTTCGGTTTCATCAAATTCTTCAAAATCATCATCGGCCCCGGCGGTTTCTTCAAAATCATCTTGGCTGCTGGTATCCTTATCACTGAATGATTCATCCCCCGTATCAGAAAATTCATCTGAAGATTCAAATCCATCATTATCTGAATCTTCAAAGCCATCTTCCCCGGCCCCCATTAGAAGATCAACATTCCAATGAAAGAATCCTTCAAACCAGAATTCCCCATCCGCTTCTTCTGACCATGGCGGAAGCACAAGGAACTTATTTTTCCCTTCTTCTGGTAAGAAGAATTTATCATCTTCATCAATGAAATCCAGAAGCTTATTAAGCTTATGCATTTTTTCAAGGAATTTTGGCGGAAGTTTTATGGCGTTTTCAGCCAGCTTCAAACTGTAGGTTGTATTTCGGCCTTTACCCTTCCGTTCCAGGATGATCGGCCGCATTTTATCGGGATCAGTGAAATCTACGCCATCCCCATCCGAATCCGGAAGTAGTGCAATCATATCCCGCCAGTTATTGATACCGGAAGGATAAACCTTAACTACTTTTTCACTGATTTTCGAACCGCCTTTAATCAGTGGAATAACATTCATGTAGTAGGTTCCCTTGGATCTGGTTTTGGAAGCTATGTTTTTATCATCTTCATCCCCGTTATTCAGTTTGGCTACTTGGGCGCAATATTTACAAGGCTTCCCAAACCATCGTTTTTCACAAACTTCTTTAGCCACTTTTCCGCTTTTTGCTTTGGCCTTATAGGCTTTTTCTGCATTGGTTTTATAATATGGCATAATTCCCCCTTCTAAAAGTTAAGTTAATGTTCTGTTATTAAAGTATACAGGAAATTGATAGAAATTATTCGAATTATTGAACCCAATGTTCAGTTAATTCAGCATCAATAGGGAAGGCTAATCGGATAGGCTTACCCGCCTTATTCTTATAGCGTTTAATGAACGGTAATTCTTCAGCCATAATCTTCATCCCTTCCTTGGCTTGGGCCTTATGAACATCCATACATAGCATATCATGAACGGTTAGAACCAAACATGCATCTATATTTTCCCGCTTCATCCGCTTATAAACCCGATAGGAAGCCATTGTTAGGACTTCAGCGGCATAGGCTTGAATAGGAAAGTTAACGGCCTGGCGATCAGCGCCAGATCTTAATTGAATAAGCCTATATTCTTTTTCAACTTCTTCTTCCCCGATAGAATCCCTAAGCCAGTTAACGGCCGCTACTTCTGGCTGATCAATCCAGTAATATAGGCTGAAATGCCTTCTACGCCTAAAAGCATTTTCAACATAAAAATCTGTTCGATCTTTACATTTTGGTAGTTTGTTTTTAGCTTCTAATTCCTTATTATTTTTCCAGCGGTTTATAGCCGGGTTCTTTTCATAATAGGTTTCTACTTTGCGCTGAACCGATTCTACTGTCATTCCATATTCATCGGCTATTGATTTATATGAACGTCCGTAGTTAACGCCAAAGGTAATTCCCTTATCTTGCTTACGTTCTTCCTTTGTAACATCCTTAAACGGTTTATCCCGGTATAGGCTTGAATTATAGGTATGAACATCAAATCCTTCTTCAGCAAACCGTAAACAAAAAGAATCTTCCCTGGCTACTAAGGGTAGAATCCGGGCTTCTATTTGGCTATAGTCGGCTGGTATTAGTAACCGGCCAGGGCCAGAAATAAATAAGGATCTGAAGATAGGATCATTAGGAATATTCTGAAGGTTTGGCCCCCTGGAAGCCAGGCGGGAAGTAACGGTTCCAGCGGTCATATAAGAAGTATGTATACGGCCGTTTTCATCAGCCAATAAACGCATCCCGGTAAGGTAGGTAGATTTCATTTTCCGCATAGTTCGAATATCAGTTATCCGCTTGAATACGGTTTTAACTACTACCTTCTTTCCATTACCTACCTGGATAGATTTATTTCCATATTTCTTTTCCATCCATTCAAATGATTTAGCATCTGTAGAAGCCAGGCCGCTTTTAGTTTTGAACGGGGTAAACAGCTTCAGTTTTTTAAATAGAAGTTTTTGCATTTGTGGATTGGAAGCTACATTAAAATTTTCTTCATTAATGTATTTACAGAACTTTATGTTTTCCTTATCGATCTTCTTCTGATATTCGGCTTCAAGTTTATCTATTTCATTTAGATTAATTTTAACGCCATGGCGTTCTATATGCCTGGATACAATTGATAGCGGAACCGATACATTCCTATATAAATCTAATTGCCACTGTTCGACTTGGGAACGCTGAATAGATCCGATTCGCCAAACAGCATCAACATCAGCGCATCCATAAACGCTAAGGATTTTTGTAGGAACAAATTCATAGGCTTTTTCTCTATTCTTATCCTTTTCCTTACCCTTCCATTGAATGTATGGTTTGATTTCGGTATCATAATGGGGGAAGTTAAGCCTATAATAGGTAGTTAGATAGGTTAGGTTATTCGGTGTATTTTCATCAATCAAATGATGAAATTGCATTGTATCCCAATCAAAGCCTGATCCACGTATTCCCATATGAAACAGCCAATGAATATCAAACTTCATGTTCTGGCCATCTTTGCGTATATGCGGGGTATTTTCAAAGAAATCTTTAATCAAGGCATGGACTTCTTTATATTCAGCATCAGTAAAAACAGGATGGCGGATTGGCTGCTTAGTATCTGGATCAAGTTCTGATTGCCATAAGAATGGAATATATCTGGCGCTTCCCTTCTTCCAGCATATGGCCAGGCCAAGGGGCTGTTCCGCTTCATCCCAATACCTTAAACTTGTTGTTTCAAAGTCAAAAGCTATCCGTTTTCTTTTTTTCAGGAACCTAAAGAATTTTCTGATCTTGCTGATATCGGTTAATAAACCGTAGTTATCACCAAGCCGATACTTAGGAACGCCATGCTTAACGCCATTAGCAAAAGCTTCTATATCCTTCATCAGCCCGCTTGTAACTTCCCAAGCTGATGTAATAGCAAAATGAGTAGTAGTAGGAAATACCCAAGCATTGAATTCTTCATTCCATTCCCAAAAACCCCGATCATCATTAGCTGACCCTGTATGCTGGTTTCTAACCATCTTCAAGGCTTCATTACCAATGGTTAGGATATACTTGGGTTTTACTGATTTGATTTCATCGGCTAAATGATATTTCCTACATTTGTTCCTTACTTCAGCATCAATATTCATAGCCTTTAAGGGTTTACCGGAAGCGGAAGATGGAAAGCATTTCAAGCCAGTAGTATAATAGATTTTTTTATATCTGTTATCATTGGGCTTGAATCGATTTAATGTTTTATGCTTTGTAACTGATCTATCAATTAGGCCGTTATGATATAGCATCCAATCAATAGCAGCGGCGGCTTCATCTTTGAAGGGCTGATGTAAGTAGCTGGCCAGCTTATCCGGATAATCAGATATAACCATTATATCCGCTTGCTTGTTTCCCCTACCAGGACAGAATTTTGATTCCCCATTCTGAAGTTCCCCGCCAAATTTACATTTCCGACAATCAGGCATATTATCCCCTATGAAAATGAAAAAGGCGGCCAAGGTATCTTATGGCTGAATACAGCCAAGTTATCTTATGGCCGCCTTCTGGTGATGTATTATAATAAAACTGGCCTACTTAAAAGTTTCGGCCTGGTAATCCAGAATTTGCGGAATTAGATCAATTACTTTTTTCTGAAATGAATTGATTTCAATACCCTTACAAAGCTTTTTAATATCCGGGGCTTTCATCTTTTTCAGGGCTTCTTCAGAATAAGGCATTCCGGCCTTCAGCTTTTCAATCGGATCAGCCAATTCAGATCCGGCTTCAGCGGCGGGCTTAGCTTTACCTTTGCCCTTGGCTTTTGTTTCGGAAAGAATACCATAGATATCATCCAGGCGCTTTTCAATGTTTCCAATCCTGGCAAGTAAGGAATCATATTCTTCCTGATCCATACCTTCCGGAATGGTATCTTGGGTATCCCCGGCTTTTTCATCGGCTTTTTCTCCGGCGGTTCCGCTATCAGCATCCGGATTATCATCTAATTCATCATCGGGTATTTCAATTTCATCAGATCCGGCTTCTTCCCCGGCCCCGGCGGCTTCTTCAAAGCCATCCAGATCATCCCCGCCAGCTTCCCCAACTTCATCATCTGATAATGTGAAATCATCATCATCGGTAACTTCAAAGCCATCATCATCCGGCGGAAATGCGGTAGCCATGATCAGTTCTTTGGCTTCTTCAATTGTCATATCAGCATTGAACTTACAGCCATATTCAAACTTTTTGTTGATCATGGCTACTTCCTTCTTTTTATCCGCTGCATCTAACAATTTTTGAAGCTGTTTTTGTGTAGGTGTTTCCATAGGCGTTCCCCCTTCTAATTTTGCGGTTAATAATTTTCTATGTGTTTCAGTTTTACATGGATCTTTTACCCGGCATTCTTCACAAGTAGTATCTATCTGGCTATAAGCTATTTTGTATCCTTCACATTGAACCGGCATAAAATCCCCCTAAAAGTGATGTTAACTAAGTATACAGAATTCTAATAGTTTTTATTTGTTTTGACTGCAAAATTCAAAAGAATTTTCAAGATCTTTAAAAATGTTTAAGGTTTTTGCGTATGGTATTTTGAAATATTTCGAAACGATAGACTTAGTTAGCTTAACAGATCTATTCTTTGGAGTATTGGCCAGGATGAATTCTCTAAAGGTTTCAGATGGATTAATGATTTCATCAAAATATTGTCGGAATTCGGGCGCTATTCTTTTTTTAACTTGGGCTATATGTTTATTCAGATCAATCCATAGATATGGTTCAGTATGATCAGTTTCATCAATTATACTTTCCGGTGATTTGGAATGTTCATAATCAATAAAGATATCAGCCCGCTTAGTTCTATGTTCAAGAAGGTTAGTTACAACATTTCTGATCATCATTTCCATGGAAGGAAGCCAGATATAGTTTTTAACTGAATACTTTTTGCTGGCTTTTGTGCAGAACCGCCAAACCGCTATATAAATTTCTTGCTGGATATCATCCTGGCCCCATACCGGATCTTTAATTTGATGTTTTGATACATTCTTACAGCGGTTTTCTATATACCCGGCATACCTTTTCATTACTTCCTGAATAAACGTTTCATCAAAGCTTTTCCTGGTCATTTGTATTTATCCCCCTATTCTTGGTTAATATATTCAAGCCAATTCGCTACCCAATTTTTCCCTTGGCTAAGATCGGCCCCTGGATAATCGGAATGGATCTGTTTATTTCGTCCTACTGTTAAGCGGCGGCCTTCAAAACAATCATCCATTAATTGTTCCATGACATTCATTTTATCTTCCATACCAGGAACCTTCAGAACATCATAATGGATACAAAGATCATTTATTTGATTCAGTCTATCGCTGGTACTTAATCGTTCAATTATGGGCCATTCAGCGCCTTCACAATTGATTTTTACATCTAAGCAATCAGCGTTATAGAATTCCTTGAATATGGTTTCAGCATCCCGGAAGCTGCATTTAACCGTATTATTTTGATGGCTAAATTGTTTCTTGGATTGATATATGCTGGCCCCATCAGATCCAGCGGCATATATTTCTGTTATCCTTGGTATATCAAGCAATCCATACGGATGTATTATAATGATTGGGCCATAGATCATTTCAGAAACTTTTTGGATCAAGGCTTCATAATGTATAGGAACTGGTTCAAAACAATGAATAATATCATAATCATACTTCAGGGCTAAATCTAAAGTATCGCCTGTATAGGCCCCAATGTCAATAAAGATCTTTAACGGCATGGTTACCCCCTTATTTTTGAAATACAATCTTCTATCCATCGGATAGCGTCAATTTTATGCGTAAAGCCTGGAAAGCCAAGTATCTGATGGCCCATGAAATAGATATCTTCTTGATCTAATTCATCCAAGTAAATAGCGGCATCAATATTTCCATCTTCTTCTTGGTAAACTATCCAGGTAGGCATAGATAAATTTAATTTGGCCATTAACCCCCCAATTGTTTGAATGATTTTTTTTCTTCTTTTTTATCGTTCCAAAATCGGGATATAGCCCCGTTATAATATAGCTTGGTAACCCCGCCTGGATTGTACCTGGTAGCATCTACAATAACTTCCGCTATATCGCTAAACAGCGGTTCCCCATCTTCAGCATCATCCTGGGTAGGTAACCTATCCCTATGAATAATAACTACTGTATCCGCATCCTGGCCAATACTGGAACTATCCCTAAGATCATCCCTGGTAGGCCTGGTATTCTTTCCTTGGATCTTTTTGGGCTGGCATATTAGAATAATAGGAATTCGTAATTCTTCAGCAAGCATTTTGAATGATCTAACCGCTACCCCTACTTTAGAAGAAACGTTTTCAGCATCCCGAATCAGGAAATGTAAATGATCAAATAAGGCTACTTCTATACCATACCTATGGTAGGCTTCCCGGATAGTTTCTAAAACTGTATCAAGATCGAATTTGAAGGAATGGGCATAATAGAACGGGGATCGGCCATACTTAGCATCAAAAACAACTAAATCTTCATAGCTGATATGTTCCCGTTCTACCAGGCGGCTATAACTTACCTGTTTTTGTGCCATCCTATCCGGCATCATTTCCAAGCAATACATCAGGGAAGGAATTTTTAGTTCCAGGCCCCAATAGGAAAGCCAGTTCAAGCCCAAAGTTGTTTTCCCTGTTTTGGCTATGGCTGATAGAACGATTAGATCCCCCGGTTGAAAATCCCCCATAAGGTTATTCAGGCGTTCATATTGGGTTCTAAGGCCCTTGGTTTCCAGGGTAGGTTCCCTTAGAAGCTGGTATTGCATTGATCTAAGAACCTTACCCAAGGGCTGAACATCTTCTATATCGAATTGTTCAGCCGATTCCATAAGTTTTAAGAATTTTTGTTTATTTAAGATCCCCTTCTTAACAAACCAAGTAAGATCCATTTTCTTCAGATCATTATCAGTAGCTTCTTCAGAAACAGGAAGCTTAATATTATAGCAGCGGTTTAATCCTATCCGCCTGGCCATTTTCATAGCGCCTTCCTGGCCTACCGGATCAGGATCATATACCAGATAAACCCGTTCAAATTGTTCCAGGAAATCTTTCCATTCTGCTTTGAAGCCCCTGGCCCCTACTGTATTACCAAATACGTTAGGAAGATCCAGGCGGCGGCCAGATATAGTATCGGTTTCCCCTTCTACTATAAAGCAGTAATCGAAATCAGTATTGAAATCCCCGGATAGATACAGGCTGGATTCCATATCCTTTTCCCGCCTGAATGTTTTTTCCGCTGGCGGAAGGGTTCTGTATTTAACATTGGTTAGGGTTTCACCATTGAAATACGGTATAACCAGCCAGGCCGTTCCGTTC